TAATCGACGCCGTTGCAAGTTACATGACTGCCGCCGCAAAGCCTTTCTTTTGGCCGGACATCGGATTCCTCAACCGGCTCCGCACCGCTCGAATCCTTGCCGCCATCGGCGCAGACAGACAGCGTGGCTCGGCGTTGCCATTTTTTCCAATAAGCCGAAGCTCCACATTGGCAACACGAGGCCATTGAATCATCGCGGTAGAACTCGTTGAATGATCGTTCGGCCTTTCCGCCGCAGAAAGGACAAGGCAAAAGCTCCGCGCTATTTCCGTTGGTCATGTCTTCAATCCTCGTAGGTGCGTGAGAGCGGCGGTCTTTGTGGGGTGGGTCATGCATGCTCCAGCTCGAAGTGCTGCTGTACATGCGCGGCCTCGCGGACCCAGAACGTCAGCGACTGATGTGCCTCGATCCGCTCACGCATTACTTGCGCGCGAGATTCCTTCGTCGCTGGTGTGTACGGGCCGCGCCATTTGCTGTCGATGCCGACGTTCTGGCCGATGTTCGTGCTATCTGCGCTCGCAAATGGGAACCGCGTGAAGACGTCCGGGTTCAGCATGCGAAGGCCATGAATCTTGCAGATCGGCCGGCCATCGCGGTCGCACAGAATGTCCATCGCTTCGGCCATCCGGACATACCAGGCGGGCGAACCGACCGTCGCGAACTCGCCAGAGCTGCCGAGACAGATGCGTGGCCACGCGAAGGCGAGGCGCTCCAGACGTTCTAGGCTCTCGTGCAGATGCCAAACAGGAGCACCGACCCACGGCGCGCTCTCGCGCCACGGCCATTCATCGAGAAGGGCGTCGTTGGCCGCTTCGTCGCCGTCGATCACATCCGGAATCACGGCGAAGTCGAAAGACGGGTAGCGATGCAGTTCCGCGATCCACTGGTAGTACAGATTCCAGTCCGTTACCGGCTTTCCGCTCTTCCATGCCGAAAACGCGCCATTGTCGATCGCAAACGACTGGCAAACGTCGATCGCGAGTCCGAGTTGCTCCGGGTGTTGGAACGATATGAAAGAATGCCCCGCATTGATGGCGCGCAGAGCTGCGGTGGCTGGCGTGATAGGCGACCCGTGATAGTGGATCATCGCGCTATGGCCTCAATAGCAAGCTTTGCCTCAGTACCTTTCTCGTAGACCGTCGAACCTACTTGCACGCGTGTCGTCAGCCGTCCGCAGTCGGGCGCCTCGAAGCCACGGCGCGTTTCGATGTCCACGCCGTGGTGATGCGCTTTCAGCGTTTGAAAGCCCTTGAAACGCTCGGATAACTTGTCGGCAATATCTTCGTGATAATCCGATTCGATCAGTGCGCAAGCGGTTATCAGGTGCTCGGCATAGATCACTTCTTCTGTCTCAATTGAGAGCGAGTAGATGATCGGCTGATTGTTGTTCGGGCAACGGCTCACAAACTGATGCCGATAAATGTTGCTCATATCCATCCCTCTATCGTGTCCGGCGCGATGCGCCATCAGAACTTATCGATTAAAAATATCGCCTCAGACAAGACATACATCGCAGCGATTACAGCAAGCACGATGTCAGAGCCGGTCATTTGCCCCAGGCTGCTTTGTACAGCTCGTCCTTTTGGGCTTTCAGTTCATTGGCATAGGCTATTTGAAACCTAAGCGAACCGGCTATCGTCTCTGCTGTTCCAAAGCACTCAATGGCGAAGTCAACGTCTTTTTCCTGCAATCCACGTCTTAGCCAATCACATGCCGACTGAGTTTTACTCTGAATCTCCGACATCAGCGTTTTGTATTCGCCATTAACCGTCGCATAACGGCCGCGCGCCAGGATCAGTTCTTGGTCAACGTTATCGAGGTCCATCTATTTCGTCTCCCATGGCACGAACATGCTTTAACGCTGCTTCTGCATGTTCAAGTTGGCGCGTCAGGTGGTGTATCTGGAATTCCTTGCGCGCGATAAATGACTCTCTGGCTAATGCTTCGGTCGGATACGCCCATCTCTTTCGCGCATTGTCCAGAACGAATCGCTCACGGCCGTTATATTCTTCAATCCAACAGCCTTTTGGCGTCTTTCGGGTGATCTTGTAGTGCGTCAGATGAAGGTTGATCTCAAGAGGCTTCCATGAAGCTTCGCGATACGCTGTAGAGTCATACCGGCAAAGTCCACCGAGTGGCCACCACGGTTGCGGCTCACTTCCTATGACTTTCAAGATCGGGGCGTCAGATAGGAATTCAGAGAAGTCGTTCATGCTGGCACCGGCTGCTTGAGTTCTTTCTTGCGCTTCGAATACTCGGTGAGCAGTTCCGCGCGCTGCTGCTCCGTTACTTTGCTCTTGCCGATCGAATCCCCGATGCCAACCAACGATTCCATGTCGTCAGATTCACGAATTGCCAGCTTGAAATCGGCCATCTCGCTTTCGTTGAGGCTGTCGACTTTCGGCTCGTCTTCCTCGTTCTGCGCCTTGTGCAAATCGCCCTTGTGCCACAGATCAAGTGCCGCGCCAAACCGCATTGCAGCGTTCCGTAGGGCGTCGCCAATGCGTTCCTTCATGGCGTCCGGCCCGGTCTTACCTTGGGCGTCACCGTAGCCAAGGCGCGTCACTCCGCAGACCGTAAGGCGAATCCACATGCCACCGTCACGATCCAGCAGCGGCAGCCCGTCAGGTCCGAACGCCACAGGCTCCCACGACCAGCTTTCATCGCATTCCAGCAGGCGGTCGGTAAGCGCGGCGTGGCCGACGTAAGACAAATGAACTGCCGGCAGTCCGTGGTATCCGCCGCACACGTTGCATTTACCTTTCGGCGCGTCGCGCTTCGTCGGTTTAGGCAAAAGGCTGATCTGATGCTCCGCGAACGGCTCTCTCAGTCGTTGCAGCCCTGTCTTCTTCGCTTCCATCACTCTCTCCGGTCAAAAATTCTTCTAGTTCCTGCTCCCATGCTTGTTGCATGGCGTCGTCGTCTTCCATGTCAATACGGCCTCATGTTCGACCAGTGTTCTTCGTCGCCTAGTAGGTCTTGGTCTCTCCAATCGCCTTCGACGAACATTTCTGTGTCGGTCATGTGGATTCCAGCGAGCGATACCATCTTCGTGCGCACTATCAGTTCAAGATCTGGAACCGGAGGTGGTGCTACATCGTTATAGCGCCATGCTAGTTTTTCGATCTGCTGCTGAACTTCTACGCTGCGCGTTCCGTGGTTATCTCCTGGCTTGCTGTTAGGGCAGCAATAGAATGCGCCATGCTTTCCATTACGTATCACGGCAACCTCTCCACATTTTGCACACTTCATTAAAGGTTCTCCCTTCTGCCACACGTCCCCCGACAGGAGTCCTAATTCGCTACGTGCAATGAACGGTGCGACACTGTTCTGCACGCTGCTCCAAGCTATCCATCACTCCGCCTGCCATCAGGTAGAGCAGCGCGAGAAGCATGGTTGCGGCCCATATCTTCAAGAGTTCTCGCATTCCAATCTCGCAAAGTTCGGGTTAACCGCTGTGACCCACCATCCGCCAGCGTTCTTAACCATTCCTTTCCCTTCCATCTCTGGAGCCGTAGCGCATCGCCGATCTACTCCGAATTGCCCGATGCGATGCTTATCGAATGCGGCCGACGAGTTGAACAGTTCTCGGCATCCGGCACACTGGTTGTGATCTCCCGTCAGTCTCATATCAGCCAATCCCGACGAGAAGCGCACCGTAAAACACCAGGCCCATGATCGCGCCTACTGCAATGCCGACCGCCAAGTCACTGAGCGTTACGCATTTATTCAATTCCTGCTCCGTTACGATCCTCATCGCGCACCCCGAATAAACGCAATCGCCAGTGTCGATCCAATGGCGAAGTAGCCAATTAGAAACCACATGATCTATTCCTCGTCGTGTCCGTCTGCCCAATCCAAAATCTTTCCGCGATAGTCGAATAACGTCCACCAGGTGTCTTCCGAGATGATGATCTGCTTGTGCGGGATTTCCGGGAAATGCCCTATGACCGCCATTACCTCGTCGCCGAAGTCATCAATCGAAAGCTGAAGGAATACGCTCGGCCGCTTGTCGCGTAAGTAGATTGTGTTCATGTCAGAACCCCAGTCCCGTTCCAGACATCACGATGACCACGCCTGATAGCAGCCCGACGATGGTCGCAGCGGCCCAAGCCGATACCTTCTTCACTTGTCCCATATCCACTCCCTCTGTTCTCTTTGGCGTTCCATGCGCTCGAATTTCTCGTCGCTATGGTCGCCGTCGTCTTCGGCCATCTCTTCGTCTTGATCGGCAAGCTCGCGGTCGAAGACGTGATCGCCAAGCTTTGTTACGCCAATCGGCGTGCATCCGTATCTCATCTCGGCTTACCTCCGAAAACAAGCGCGTCCATCACGTACAGAAACATCACCAGTTCAATGAAGTGCCACATGATTAACATCCCTCCAGTTCGTTTCGCATACCGGATGCGATGATCCGAGCTGCTACTTCGTGCAACAGTTTTTCGGTCAAAGCGCCCATGCCGCCAGCAGCGAGGCGCTTCAGTTCCAACAGGTCCAATGCCAAGTCGCTCATGTCAGCACCCTGCAATCGGAGGAATTACGACGGTTCCATTCAGCCCGTGATCGGCATAGCGCATAAAGGTGGTGCTATCTGACACGGCGCTGTAAGCCGCGACGCGTTGGAGGCGGTAAAACTCAAGCCAGAACGTGAACATTTTTGGTCCCCTTGGTCTTAGTGGAGCGTCAACCCGTGGCGCTCTAGTAAAACCTTCGGCTCTGTCGCGTCGCTGGCTCCGATTTCGCCAGGTCATCCGGTCGGCCCGATTG